ATATGGGTTATGCCTGACAACCCGACCGGCCAGTTGCCGGCCGACCACGGCATCGGCACGCTGCGCTGGCTGGTCACGCTTTATCGCCGCGACCAGGACCCGGACCCGACCGGGCCGGCGATCACCGAGAGCCTGGTGCGGCTCGCCGACGTGCACGCCGACATTCAACCCACCTATCCGGGCACGTTCTATCTCTCGGCCCAGGTCGAAGCACCGGTGACACACCTGATCCGCATGCGCTGGGTCGACTACCTCGAAACGATCTATGTGATCATGCGATCGACATTCCGGCCGGATCCGCAAGTCAGCCGGTATCGCACTGAGATCTTTCGGGTGCGTCGGGTCAAAGAGCTCGCTGGCCGCAAGCGCTTTGTCGAGATCGAGGCCGAGCTCGAAAAGGTCGGGAATACCTTCACCGATACCGACGCGGAGCGTCTCGCCGTGTTCGCCGAGAACCCGCTGGTCGTGCACTGATCCCCGGCCGATGAGCGGGCTCAAGATGCAGATCTCATCATGGGGCGAGGTGGTGCTCGACAAGCGCCGCCTGAAGGCGCTGATGAGGTCGGCCGGAACCGACATCAAGAGCAAGACCGCGCGCCTCATCGGCCAGACCACCGGGACCGGGCGCGCTTACCGCGGCGGTGGCGGGTCCGCCTATCGCGGGAACTACCGCCCCGGCAGGTACCGTGCGTCCGAGCCGGGGCAACCGCCCGTGATCCTGACGGGGACGCTGCGCCAATCGCTGCGGGTCTACCCTTTCCCGAGCGGAGAGGGGTTCGCCGTGCGCGAGCGCGCCTTCTATGCGCTCTTCCTTGAGGCGGGCGCCCGCGGCGGCGGCAATCCGTACGGTGCTCGAGGTCGCCCGGCGGCGGCGACCGTGCGACTGCGCAAACACCGGGCCCGCGGCCGCTACACGACCCGGGTCTTGCTGCCGCGGCCGCACCTCGATCGCGTCATGAAGGAGCAAGAGCCGGCGCTCGAAAAGCGGGTCGAGACCGCGCTCTACCAGGGCATGACCTGGCGCCAAACGAAGGATGCCTAGCAGCGAACCGCCGCCGCTCGGGATCATCGCCGCGACCGTGATGCAACTGCGCGCCCATTGCCCGCTCTTGGGCGGCCGCGTCGCCGGCGCGGCGAACTTTGTCCAGGGCCTCGAAAAGTACAACACCAACATGATCCTGCCCGCCGCCTTCGTCATGCCGCTGGTGGCTGAAAGCGAGGGTTTCGCGGTGATGACCGGCGTCATTCAATATGTGACCAAGACCGTCGCCGTCGTCGTCGAATTCCCGGCCACACCCGATCGCCGCGGCCAGCAGCCGGCGATGGACGCCGAGGCTATGGAGGTGTGCATCAATGCCGCCATTCGAGGTTGGGAACCGCAGGCCTGCCTCACGGTCGGACGCAAGGGCTATTGGCTCAGCGGCGCGCGCGTGCTCGATCTCGATCGCGCGCGGCTCTTCTACCAATGGGAATACGGGCTCACCACACAACTAGACGAGGCCGACGCCTTGGAGCCGGCGAGCGTGCCGCTCTATGGGATCGAGCTCGATATCTGGAAGACGCCGCCGCAGGACTTCCCGAAGACACCGGGCGTGCCACCGCCGATCATCACTGAGATCAACATCGAAACCGAGACGGTGCCGGCGAAACCCGGATGGCCGCCGGGACCGTTCATTTCGCCCGCCACGGAGGAAGACGAGAAATGACGATGCTACAGCCGGCACCGGGCCGCCAGGTGCGCGACCCCTTCACGATGCAATTGCTGCCCGCCGAGGGCGCCGACATCATCTTGAATGATTTCTATCTCCGCCGACTGCGCGACGGCGACGTCATCGACATGGACGCCGCGACCAAACCGGCGGAACCGCTGGCTGAGCCCGCCGCGCAAGAGGAGGGCTGATTCATGGCCATCAATTTTCAATACTACCCAGACTCGAACCGGGTCCCTGGCGTCTATGTCGAAATGGACCCGAGCCAGGCGAATACGGGTCTGACCCTGCAATCAACCTTGATCATCGGCCATCGCCACGGCGGCGCCGGTCAACCGAACCTGCCTTATCACATTCAAAACCAAGCACAGGTTGATTACCTCTGCGGCTTTGATTCGATGCTGTCGGCGATGGTGCGTAACTATCTTGCCGCCGACAATTTCGCCGATCTGTGGATGATGATTGTCAATGACGACCCGGCGGGCCGCGCCGCGGTCGGACGCGTCACGATCGGCGGGACCCCGAGTGTGCCAGGGGTCATCAGTCTCTATATCGCCGGCCAGCTCGTCGAGGTGCCGGTCACAACTCACGAGGACCGTAACATCATCGGCGCGCGCTTGCAGGGGGCGATCAACCAGTATGCGGGGCCGGGCGGCCTTCCGGTCATGGCCTCGCGCCCGGTCGCCCTCAACAGCGTTGATCTGACCGCGAACTTCAAAGGGCTCTTGGGCGACCAAATCGACCTGCGGCTGAATTACCTCGGCCATGTCGGCGGCGAGGTGACACCGCCCGGTTTGGTGATCACGATCGTTCAGCCGACCGGCGCCGCGACCAATCCGGACATCACCACCGGGCTCGCGAACCTCACCGACAAGACTTACGACTTCATCGTTATGCCGTTCGTCGACAAGCCGAACCTGGACGCGATGCAGGCTTTCCTCGGCGATCAGAGCGGCCGGTGGTCGTGGGAGCAAATGCTCTATGGCGGGTGCTTCACTGCGACCCAAGCCTCGCTCGGTGGCTTGACCAATTTCGGCATCAGTCGCAACGATCAGCACGTTTCCTGCATGGGCTACTACGACGCGCCGGAGCCGCCGTGGGTGTGGGCAGCGCAGGTCGCCGGCTATTGCGCCGCGTCTCTGCGCGTCGATCCAGGCTTGCCGCTGCAATACATGGCGACGACGCTGAAGCCGCCGCCGCCATTTGCCCGCTTCACCATCGCCGAGCGTAACACGCTGCTTTACGACGGGATCTCGACCTTCCGGGTCGACGACGCCGGCCAGGTCATCATCGAGCGGATGTGCACGACCTATCAGCAGAACATCGCCGGGCAGCCGGATAACTCCTATCTCGACGTCGAAACGATGTACGGTCTCATGTTCGTCGCGCGCGACTTGACCGCCTATCTCGCCACCCGCTACGCGCGCAAGAAGCTGGTCAGCAACGACACTCCCATTCAGCCGGGCTCGAACTGCGTCAGTCCGAACCTGATCGGTGCCTCGACGGTGAGCGAATATCGCGCGCTCGAGGCCGGCGGTTACGTGCAGAACAGCAACACCTTTGCCCGGAACCTCATCGTCGAGGATGCCGGCAATGGGCTCGTCAAGATCCTGGCGCCGGTCGATCTCGTCAACCAGCTGCGGGTCATCGCGATCCTGCTGCAATTCCGGAAATCGTAGGAGGGTCCAATGCCGAATTGTGAGCGGCTCGCCGGTATCACTTCGCTCACCATCGACGGCACGAGCTACATGGTCGTGTCCGATGTCACCTGGTCACCCGCCCGATGGAAACGCGAGACGCTGGTCGGGCTCGACAGCGTGCACGGGTTCAGCGAGGTGCCGATCCAGGGCTTTATCGAAGCGACGTTGCGCGACAGCGGTTCGATCTCGGTCGGCGACTTCAACGAAATGCGCTGTGTCGAGGTGCTCGTCACCCTCGCCAATGGCAAGGTCGTCGGCGGGTCGAACATGTGGAACACGGCGGCGCTCGAGGTGCGCGCGGCCGAGGCGACCTTTCAGGTGCGCTTCGACGGAACCACCGTCGCCGAACAATTCGGCGGCAACTTCGCGCCGGCGTGATGCAGAGCAACGGACCGCTGCAGGCGGTGCCTCCCGAGCAGGGTCTCGCCCGCGACGACCTGCCCCGCGTCCTCGATGTCGAGGTCGATCCGCCGGTCGAGTGGGGCAACCAGACTTATGCGAGCCTGCACCTGGAGGAGCCGACCGCGCGGATGGTGCTGCGGGCCGAGGGCGAGCTCGGTCCCACTCCCGGAATCGCGCAACTGCGCGCCTATCAGATCGCACTCGTCAGCAACGCCGCCAACGTGCCGCGCGGGGTCATCGAAAACATGCGGATCAGCCAAGTCCTGGAGTGCTACGCTTTTTTACTGCCCTTTATCGGCGGTGGCCCGGCAACTGGCGCGATTTAACGGCCGATCTCGCCCGGTTCTGGCGCTGGGGACCGCGCGAGTGCTGGGAGATCACCGGAACCGAATTGCTGTGGTGGCTCGACCAGGCGAACCGGATCATTGCGCGCGAGCGCCCCGAGGAGTGAACCATGCCGCTCAAGCCATGGGTGATCCGGGGGCTGTGCTGCCTGCTGTTATTTCGTTCGCCTGATGGGACGCTTTTGTTTGTAGAAAGAGATGCAATCACAGTCTTCAAGCCAATCCCGGCCAAAAGGCGCGATCGTCTGGCGCCTAAAACGCATGCCGTCATCTATCTGGGGGTGAAAGCAACCGGCTTCGGCATTGCCGAGACCGTCGACGAAGTCATGCGCATGATCGACCACTGAAAATAGATGCCTGGCTATAGCGTCACCTTTTCCGTCATCGATCAGGCGACGGCGCAGATCGACCAGATCAACCGCCGCATCCGGGCGATGCGCGAACCGATGGAGCGCCAGGCACGCGCCATCCGCATCGACCACTGCAAATAGATGCCTGGCTATAGCGTCACCTTTTCCGTCATCGATCAGGCGACGGCGCAGATCGACCAGATCAACCGCCGCGTCCGGGCGATGCGCGAACCGATGGAGCGCCAGGCACGCGCCATCCGCCAATTCGTCGATGTCTCCGGATTGGGCAAGGTCGCCGAGGGGTTCACCGCGATCGCGCGGACCGCCGGCGAAGCGTTCAACTCGATGATCCGGATCGTCCCGGTGCTGGGCACGTTGACCGGCGCCGCCTCGCTCGCCGGGATGGCAGGCCTGGTCAAAAGCTGGTCCGACTTCGGCGCGGTGCTCGCGCAAGACGCGGCCCGGATCGGCACCACCACCACCCAACTGCAAGACTTCGAAAACGCAACTGCGCTCGCCGGCGGCAACACCGCCGACATGGTCGAGAGTTTGAAGGGCCTGACCGAGCAGCTCTACCGCGCCAAGATCGGCGACGCCCAAGCCAACGCCTGGTTCCGCGCCGCCGGGATCTCGATCAACGACGTCAACGGTCACCTGCAGAAAT